TTCATAATTTGGAGGGGGGGTAGATTCTAACCATTGGGGATTCCTATAAGCTTCTAAGTATTCAGCAGAGTCAACATGACGAGCAAATCGGTTTTCAAGAGCAGATGAACATTGTTCAACTACATCTTTATACGTCATATTTGTTTGTAATGTTTTACCATCGAATACGGAAAAGCGTTCAAAAATATATACTTCGAGATTGTTAGTTGTTAAATTTTTATTATTGGGACCTAACAGGATGCGAGCAGCGTTACGCGCTTTTTCAGCATCTAATTTAAAACATTGTTGACCAGACGCATTAAGATAATACTCTCGGAATTCCGGTTTAATGGAAACACGATAAGCATAATCTATCCTACGTTGAACAGCTTCGGGACAATTTAGAGATTCAGTTTTAATTACATCGAGATTAGAAGAAAGGAAAACAAATTTAGCATTACAAAATTTATTAGATTTATCCTCTACAGAAGACATATGAAGTTGGAAAGGAAAAGCGTTAGTTACACGAATCATTTCAAATAATTCTACATTTGGATTGGCGGCGGAATCTTTCTTTTGTAAAAAATCATCATAAATTAAATATTCTTGATCATCATAACCATCCCAATACTCATTTTCAGCGATACGCGCATGAATGTTCTGTTGCCAGTCGGCAGGTACAGGACCAAATACGCGCATCATATCAATGATAAAGGGGTAAGTCATGCCAGTTTTACCTAGACCAGTTGAACCAGTAAACCAAGCAACAATAGGTTCCACACGAAGTGAATGCTTATTGGCACCAGATTTAAACGCGGCGTCACTGAGCTTGATAGCACCAGGAAGAAGAGAGCGGATTAAATTTAAATTGGCGGGGGCAAGTTTTAAGCGGGTACATTCTTTTATCAGACGTACTCCACGAGGATAAAGCTTCGAAGCAGCTGTCATCGTTTCAATATCGCGGTTAATTTCATTTCTTTCCATATAACCAGCGTATTTAGCAACGTCATCTGCCCAAGCGGTAACTTCGTCGAGCATTTCTGAACTAACAAATTTATTATTACGACCTAAAAATTTTTCTTCTATAAATGAATGAGCTTGTCCTACTACAAGATCCAATTTGGACCACATAGTTTCGATACCAGAGATCATTTTTGGAAAACGATCCATGCGTAAAGC